CTAGCTAGCCACGGCTTGGTGTTGAGATAGCGTTTGTACGCTGTGATAGTGTCGATAGTAGTGTCGAACTTGAGGTACTCTGGCATGGCACGTGTGAATGACGTAACCTTGCGTGATGCAAGTGATAGAAAGTCGTCTGGAAACGACGTGTGAAAGATACGCTCGGCTTGGCTGATAACATCAAGACAAGTATGTACCTTGCCGTAACGTAAGTTGTACTCGTGACACAAGGCATAGCCGTGTCGTATGAGCCATGCAAGATTGTATTGGTTGGCGGCAGCCCACTGTGTGCATGGATGGTTGCGAAACGCACCGTGTGCAGTGCGGTACGGCTTGCCGTCTGATTTGTATAGCTTGCCTACGCCGTAATACCAATCGCTGTATATGATGGACAGCATTTGGCAAGTCTCGAGTGGCATCTTGACAATGTGCTTGTCTGGTAGGTTGCGAGCTGATTGTATTGGGCTTGGGTCTGTAACAAAGATATTCATACTATTATATTAGCAAAAAAATAAAGGGTTGACAATAAAATATTTAGAAATCAACATAATTCTTTTGCATTGCCGTTGTGTATGACTCTCTTCTTGAGATATACGTATGTCTCGTAAGGACAATCTGTCCATGTCCCATGGCTAATCTGCCAATCATAACCTAGTAATACTGGTATCATGGCTTTGTCTTCTATGTATGTGTTAAACATTATGCTTTCCCTCCGTCTATGATTTGTAATTGCTTCTTTCTGTGCTCAAGGTCAATGGCAAGCATCTCGTCTTTGATGTCCTCTCTTGACTTGGCAAGTAGACCATACTCTGTGGCTAAGTCCATTGCAACTGCGTCAATGTACAACCAGATGATGTCCCTGATGAAGTAATACTGGTCATCATGTGACTTCTCTGACATATTGTAGCACTTCTGCATGAACAAGTACTGTGTACATACTGACTCACTAGCATCTAGCAAGTTGTGATGTAAACCCTCGTTGTACTCTGCGTACCAACTGAGTATGTCATCTTGTGTCTTGTGATGCTTTGCCTTGCGACTAGCACCATTGGTGATGATGTCCTTGACGTCGAGTGGTGTGTACATACTAAGTATTGACTCGTATGCTTCTTGTGTTGCTGGTTTCATATTAAATAAACTCCATTGGTGATGTAACGTAGTGACCTACAGCTTCTTGGTCAAACATGTCCTTGTAATGCCAAGCGACATCTTCTACCTTGTCTTGGTTGGTAGTATTGATAATAACTATCTTGGTATCTTCTAAGTCAGACTTCCATGTTCCCACTGCGTCTGTAATAGTATAACCATCAAAGTTAGAATCGAGTACCTCTTGGCAATACATCTGCCAGTCGAGGTCAGAGACATAACCGCCGTCAGGCTTGTTACGTCCTAGTGTGAGATGGTGTAGCATTTTTCCTCCTGTAATCTAATTATAACAAAGATAAAAATAAAAGTAAATAGGTAAAATTACTCAAATGTTATCTTGTCTCCTTGTGGTGTGTAGACTTGCACTCTGGTTGTGTACTCGCCTAGCTCTGGATTAAGTATGCGTGATGCAAAGACTTGCTCGTTAGCTTTGGCAAGCTGTACTGTCTCAAAGATGTCGCAGAACTCGTCCTTGTTAAGTATAATCTTGACCTCGTTCTGTGTCTCGTCGTCCTCGCTTGTAGTATAGTCTAGACCTATGGCGTCTAGTAGCTCCTCGCAGTCGCAGTCTATGTCAATGTACACGTCGTATGTACCCTGCGTCCTAGCTTGTTCTCGTGCGTCTATGGTTGATGTCATGTGCGTCCTAGTATGATTGTGAATATGATTGTGAAATTAATAATTGTTGATAAGAATATAAATTAATAAAATCTTGAGGTATAAATAATAATAAACTAATTATAATTGATAAATAATAATAATACATAATAAAATATAAATAAAGTCTTACATTATTATTATAGCAAAATTATTACAAGATGAAAAGTAATACTTAATAATTTGAAATAGTTATACTTTCTTATGCATCTTATTTGTATTACTATTACTCTTAATAAATTTAGATTTACGTTTGTAATTAATAGTAGATGGTAATACTGTATAATTAATATCTTTACAATTATCTTCTAATTGTTTAATACTATTATATAGTTGACGATAGTATTCTGTACTATGATGATAAAACTTAAACCTTTGATGATTCATAATATTTACTCCTTATATATAATTAATTAAACAGCTAACTCTAATTGGTCTAGTGAGTTAACACCATTAACAGTAAGACCTAACATATTTAAATTAATAATATCTAGATCATTAAGTGTTTTCTTACCTGTTAATCTTTGTAATGCATCTGCATAAACTGGATCTGTAACGTAGTGTAATGTTCTACCGAATGCTGTCTTAGCTTGAGTCTTGATGTCTGTCATGTAATCTCCTTATCTGTCTTATACTACTATTATAGCAGTCCAAGTTGAGACTGACTCAAGACTTCAGCGTTCCCACACATTGCAAATGAGTCGCACATGATTGTGAATCTCAGTCTAAT